GGCATTGAATATGATGTATTAGCTATGTTGTGGCAGGAAAAAATAAACGATTACTCAACACATTCTTTGCATTTAAGCTGGGAAGCCTTCCAAGCAGGTGCAGCCCTTAATGCTGTGAGCGATTGGAATGATTTTAAAGAATTTGTAAAAAGAGTAAACGCTATGCAAGAGGCAGATGATGCCGCCAATCAGATATTAAGAGCAGCCATTAAAGCTAAAGGTGAGCCATCATGAGATCAATACAAATAATTCTTTTCGTCTTTTCTCTCGACCTCCTCGCCATATCTTGGGGCATCCGGCAGGTTCGGCAGGAGCTTGCACAGCTCTCCGTTTCGTGTGATGATATTAAATCGAAACAAAAACCTTTAACCCCTTCCCGAAAGGAAAACATTCATGCTTGAAGCAAGCGAACTTAACGATTTACGTCAAGCGGTTCTGCGCGGCGAGAAAATCGACGACGCGAAGTACCACGAGGTTATTCAGTCGCTCCGCACAAAACGCAGCGAAGACATAGCAGCAGCTGGCGCACGCAAAGAAAAAGCAGCAAAGAAAGCCGCTGGCACCAGCGACGATGAACTCAATTCGATTTTAGGATTTTAAAACATGGCCACCACTCGTCCTAAAGTTTTAATGTTCGGGCACAATGTTTTATTGAAAGTAGTAGTAGCTTCAAGGGATTACATTAATCTTTCTTTACACGAAAGTGCTACTGCTGACGAAGGCGCCTACTTTCCGGCTCAAGATATTTTTATCCGCCTTGGAAAAAATACGAACAGCGGCGGTGACGCTATTTGTAAATCTGATATTCAACAGTTAATTGATTTTCTAGAGGAGATTAAACAAGATGCTGGACATTAACGAAATAGTTGACGAAAGTCAAAAGCAAGAGCGCGATACTAGTCTCGACATAACGCTTCCTCTCGACTGGACATTCCCCGAGGTCATCGACAATACAGCACGAAGCGCCTGGCGCAAATGCGAAACGTATTCCATGTACCAGACCTTTAACAAAATCAAGCCCCAGACTCCGTCTATCCATCTGCACGCCGGAGCCGCCTTTGCCAAGGGCATTGAAATGACAAGAAGAGGCTTCTATGAACAAAAACTTAGCATTGCTGATGCCCGAAAACTTGGAGTCATCGAGCTCATTAAAGCATATGGAGACTTCGAAACTCTTCCCGACAGCACCAAATCTTGCGAGCGGATGGTGCTTGGACTTATCGCTTACTTCGACCAGTACCCTCTCGATTCCGATTATCTTAAGCCATACTACAGCGAATCAGCTGAAAGCTATGGCATCGAATTCAGTTTCGCTCTCCCCATCGAAGATGAGACTGGAAGTCCACTTCTCCATCCAGTCACAGGAAATCCTCTACTTTACGCCGGCAAGTTTGACATGCTCGGACAAGCCGGAGAATCAGCTAAAAACCCAGGAGCATTATTTGTGGTTGACGAGAAAACTACGGCACAATTGGGAAACTCGTGGCTTAAGCAGTGGGGTCTTGACTCCCAGTTTACCGGTTACTGTTGGGGTGCTCGAAGCTACGGACTGCCCGTTGCCGGCGCTGTTATTAGGGGAGTTAGTTTCCTTAAGTCGGGTAATGGGCACGCTGAAGCAACAATCTTCCGTCCTGACTGGCAAATTCAACGCTGGCACAGGGAGATGGTACGAGACGTGAAGCGGATGATAAGAGCTTTTGAAACCCGTGATATATCTATGGCGCTGGATAAAAGCATCTGCGGGAACTATGGCGGGTGCAGTTTCAGCTTTCTGTGCGAATCGCCTAATCCCCAGCAATGGATTCCGCTTCACTTCCAAAAGAACACTTGGAACCCACTGCACAGGGAGGAGGCATGAAGCGAACAATAACTATGCCGTATTACTGGTATCCTTCAGGTGACATTATTTCAGTTACAACTGTTTTAAATGGCAAACAATCTTTTCTTGTTATATCTGTAACACAAACTACACTTACGTTAAGGAAAAACACATGGCTGAACCGAATGTTAGTCGCTTTACAACGACACCTGACCAAGTTGCGCGACTACTTACGTCGCAATTACAGGAAGGCATTGAACTGGCTTTTCGCAAAGAAATAAAGCTCATGCTTGAACCGCTCGTAAACGAAATGGCAAAAAATCTTGCAGCGGCTGTTAAAGGGCGAATCGAGCACGTTACAAATCTGGGCGTAGATGATATTCGTATGACCTTGATTTTAAACGACGAGCAGATTAAGTTCGATTGACAGACTATTTGTTTTGTGTGATAGTTTCATTTCATTATTAACCCACGATTGGAAACCTTATGACCGAAGCCCTCGAAAATTCTCCCGTCCCGTACCAGCTCCCTGGTATTAAAGTCATGCTCATTGGAGGCACCGGAAGTGGAAAAACTCACTCCATTCGAACACTCGTTGATGCCGGCCTTGAAGTCTTTGTTCTCTTTACAGAGCCCGGAATGGAAACGCTCGCTGATATATCCTCTGAAAACCTCCACTGGAAATACATTGCACCCGCCGCTCCCGAATGGGGTGATATGGTGGACAGCGCAACCAAGATTAACACTATGTCGCTTAAAATGCTCAGCGAAATGAGCGATATCAATAAGCGCAAATACAGTCAATTCATTGACGTATTAAATTCGCTTGCCAACTTCCAAGATGACCGAACCGGAAAATTCTTTGGCGCAGTTGATGACTGGGGGCCAGAGCGAGTCTTAGTCGTGGACAGTATGTCCGGCCTCTCTATCATGGCCATGAACCTTATCGCCGGCTCCAAGCCAGTCAAATCCATTGCTGATTGGGGAGTCTCGGTCGATAACCTTGAACGTCTTACGACGAAGCTCTGTGTTGATACACGCTGTCATTTTGTGCTTATCTGCCACGCGGAGCGTGAAATGGATGAGACGACCGGCGCGCAACTGGCAATGGCCAGTACACTGGGCCGCAAGCTTGGCCCTAAGTTACCCCGCTTCTTCAGTGAGGTTATTCACGTTAAGCGTGATGGTGATAAATTCACTTGGTCGACTGCGAGCTACGGATTCGACTTGAAGACTCGATATTTGAGTATCGCGGAAGGACTTATTCCAAGTTTTGTTCCGCTGATCGAAAAGTGGAAAGTCGCAGCAGCTAATGCGGTAAAATAACATTGTCGTATCGGAAAAAGACGAGGAGTTCGCTCCAAGTCCGGTTGACCGCAGGTAAGGTCGGGGTGCCTCCGAAGTTCCATCCAATAACCTTATCAGAGCAGAGAATCACTCCTCGAGATGCGAGCATCTCAAATTGCAGCCTTACACACTGCGGGATTCTTGATGCTTAGGTTGGCTGACCGTTTAACACAGCCAAACACTTTATTAACTTTATTAACTTTATGAAAGAAAACACAATGTCACAATTCAATCCAGATCTATTCATGCAAACCAGTTCAACCGAGTCCCTGTCCACAAAGCTCATTCCTGTGCCAGAAGGCGAATTCCCAGGCGTCATCAAAAGCGTTACACCTCGTACACTTCCGAGTGGTAGTGCCGTAGTCGACGTCGTCTGGGGAATTGACAGTCCAGAAGTCGCTAGCGTCACTGGCATTGCCAATCCGACCGTTCGCCAGTCGCTCTGGCTTGATCTGACCGAAAGCGGTGGCTTAGATTTCTCTAAGGGCAAAAACGTCCAGCTTGGTCGTTTGCGCGAAGCCGTTGGTCAGAACAAAGCCGGTAAGGCCTGGGCACCAAGCATGCTTATGGGTGCGGCAGCTAAAATCAAAGTCACACAGTCTCCGGACAAAAATGACCCAGATACTATCTACGCAAACGTGAGCGCTGTTTCGGCACTTTAGTAGTTAAGCAATAAGAGAGGGCGGGAGAGAAAATTCTCCCGCTCTTTTTTCAATTCAACGAAAGGTTCTTTCTGTGAAACTCATTTCAATAAGTGAATTTTTCATTCCCGAAAATCGTCAGCGCAAAGCGATGAATCAGGGCAAACTTCAAGAACTCAAAGACAGCATTAAGTCCAAAGGACTTTTGCACCCGCCCGTTGTCCGCTGGGATGCGTCGCAGGAAATGTATGCGCTAGTGGCCGGCGAACGCCGCTACAC